CAACATGGTCAGAGTTTGTGATGATACCACCATTCACGTGGAGAACAGTATTCGCTGTAGCACCATCCAAACCAATACCTACCTGATTACCCAAATCTAGAGCACCATCGACCGAGAAATCACCTATGACCTCTACATTACTGTTGAGGAAGGTTGTGTTTCTCGAACCAGTTCTCAATGGGTTAATATACACATTACCCGTGGTATCCGCATAAATGTTTGCACTCCCAGCAGATGTGGTGAGTTCGATAGTCGCGTTACTCGAGGCACTTTGTATACGAGCCATGCCATCATAGACATGAAGCTGTTTCTGTGGGTTTAATGTACCTATACCAACATTACCACCGTGTGTAATATGGATACCATCCGTTTCTGTACCGCTATTGGTACCACCAATTACGATACCGGAAAGTGAAGTAGCTGAGTCCCTGAAACCCTTCACATAACCACCGAAATTCTCAGTGGTGTATAGAAGAATTCCAGAGTTTTTAGTGAATGTACCCGAACTTGGGTGAGGGCTCTCGAGTTTTAGGAGTGTTTGGTTGGTTGTGTTTCCATTGAAAATGTGTACATTCGAGTCTACAGTTGATGTACCTATACCAAGTCTACCAAGTTTGTCGAAACGGGCGAATTCTGAATCTTCACTAGAACTAACCTCATGGACAAACGTAAGTACGCGGCGGTCATTACTATCTTTAAGACTTCTAATTTTGTTCACGGAGTCACCCGAACTTGGGTCAGTAGTTACGAATGCCAAACCAGTCAATGTGAACGAACCACCACCAGCGAACTCAATATTACCGTTTACTACAAGTTTTGTATTTGAACCACGCCCCACTGCGTCTGAACGTTTACCACCAATAACAACAATACCGGATTGATTGGTGATACACATTGGTACATCACCCGTAGCGGCATCATCTACAAGGTCATCGAAAGATTCATTTTGGGATGTATAGGTTGTAAATACGTGTTCCGCGGCAATGTGTCGAATTCTATCAGGACCATTGGTTAAATCCCCGTCATTACCCTTGAATATTACAAGTTCATTTCTTGTTTGGTCTGTATTATAACGTCTTTCTACAAGCCTCGTGGTACCAAACAGGTCACCAGTGAGACCACCAAATGAAATTTCATTACCCACGACTACATTACCAGCCACCTCTAGTACACCTCGGGGTGTATCCGTAGCTATACCAACCCTACCAGTATCACCAGATATGTATAAACCCACAGTCGTAGGATCTTTGTTGTTATTTATATTTTGTGTGATTCTATAATCTGAGTTTGTGCCAGTTACACCTGTTGACCAACCCCTAGGGTTAGAGCCCGAGTTCGTTTGGATGTAAGAGGTGAATATATTACCTGCGAGTATACGAGTTTTTGCCGCTAAGATAGCATCCCCCGAATCTCCATCGAAATTGTGTACCAACAAACCATTTGTTAGGGGATTGGCTTCACCTGTAGCATGTATTTCTAAATGAGCGGTTGGAGTTGTAGTGCCTATACCAACGCGACCATCACTTCGAATTGATAACACGTCAACCTCCGTTTCGTAATTTGTACTCGCTAAACATATATTAAGTTGGGAGTTGGCTGTACCACTTGAAACCGCTGTGTGTTTACCCATTTTGTATGTTGCTCTCACACCATCACTACTCGCAGTTCCACCCTCTCTACAAAGTTCCAGAACCCTCGCGAAATCTGTCAAATCTGATGAAACCGCAGTTGCATTAGAAACGATGAGTGGAGTTCCAAGGTGTTTGTAGGTTCCATGATTAGTAATTTCATCGTTGATAAACACTGTACCACCAGAAGTGTGCAACCTCCCCTTTGGTGTTGCCGTACCGATACCAACATTACTCGTCTCAAGGATGGTCAACTTTGGTGTACCCATTGTAGCAGTTTTACTCGCGTAAAAATTGAGACCCTTACCCGGAGCTACGATATTCTCAATCTTGTTTTCACCCACCAAGTGGGATGAATACATACGAGAACTTGTGTTTGACGCTGACCCCCAAGTATTACCATAAATAAAACCATCACCTAGAGTCGCATGAACATTCCCCGCGACGGTTAATTTTTCAGTGGGGTGGGTATTCGATATACCAACCCTCCCCACAGTATCAATACGCACTCTTTCAGTGTTTCTCGTTTTCATTTTGATGATTTGGTGTGTGTTTGAAGTACTAGCTCCAATTATTTCGATTGAGCTCACATTGGAGGCTGCCGAGCCGGATTTAAGAACAAGTGCATTTGATGTACCCGTTAAACCACCGTACCTATCGGCGTGTATCACAATGTTTGAGAACGAATGTATAGAGTTTGTGACAAGTTCAGTTGTAGCTGTATTACCTAAAACTGTCAAGACATTTGCTGTCACGGCCAAGTTTGCAAATACCTTCGCACCGATAGACAATGTATTTGTTGGTGCAACATTGGCAATACCCGAATGCGCTGTGCCTGAACCCACCGTTCGAATTGAATTTGATTTAATATTTTCATTGAAAAGAATTGGTACAGTAGCACTTGGATCGAAAGTTGCTAAAGTTCCAATTCTCATACCACCCGCAACTACATTACCTGTCACTGCAACGTTTCCATCAGATACAAACACATTTGGTCCTGTATCATCAAAATACACATTTGAACCCACTGATAATGTAAATTTGGTTGATGTATTTGCCACACCCACATTACCATCAGCAAACATCTGTCCATATACATGAAGATTTACAGTATTGGCTTGGTCTACTGCGATTTTAGTTAGACCCGGATGCATTTGAGTTCGACCAACTACAAATTCATTATTTGAAAATTGATATCCAAATACAATATTCGACACACTTCCATCACCACCTTCAGTCATGAGTAAAGCATTGTCGAATGGTGCATTTTTATTATTCGTACTCCCTTGTTGAATCACATTATTTGCAACAACTAGGTTGATAAGTGTTTGGTAAGTAGCACCTTCAGAAATGAATGCATTACCATTCACGTGGATATTACCATTTATTATTAGGTTACCTTGGTCAATACACACATTACTATCGTAAAAAACAGCTACATTTGAACCCGGATTAAAATTTTTAGTTGTACCAACACTTAAATAATTATCAACCGATATATTTGTAGTATGTGTGTTCCCCACCACCTTTAATACATTTGAACCCATTCTATCAATGATGAGTGTATTGTCAACATTTATAATGTTTGAGACCAGAACATTCGTAGCTGAAACGTTACCTTGTAGAGTTACAAGGTGTTCATTCGAACGGTCAATAACAAATTCATTATTTGGTCCAATCTGAAATTCATTTGTAGCATTGGGTGCTCCAATACCAAGCTTATCGTTCACATACAAACGCTCGGTACGAATACCCTTGGTCACGTCAAGTATGATATTCGTTGCTGTATCATCGACGTAAAGATTTGAACCTACAGAAATGTTATACGTAGGATTTGTATTAGAAATAGCAAATTTCTCTGCTGTAAGAGTTTCAACATCGATCTCTTTCGTAGAAATACTTTTTACACCAGTGAGTACATCTACCTCTACTGGGTCTGCGTCTAGACTGGTTACGAAAACCTGATCGAAACGAGCTGTTCTACCCATATACTCTAATTGCCGAATAAAATTCCAGCTAAACCATCCTTGATTCTCAGAACATTATAGTTTACTGCGAATATACTTAACTCCTGATTATCTGGTCTAAGATTACCCTTCTCCACACCCCGTAATATAAGTTTGGCATTATCGATACGGCTAAAGTTGCACGTACCTGATGGATTATAGTCCGATGCATTTAGACAGAAATGGTACGCGAAGTACCTTGTGTTGAAAAGTACGTTGGTTTCACTCACAAAATCATTCATACCGTACGATGATTTGTAATAGTTTTGTACTGTGTGAAAATAAATTGGAGACATATCTTCGAGAATTGGGGTTCCATTGATTTGTATATCACCACTTAAAAATGTAAAACGATCGTTCGCAAAATCATCACTTAATGCCCCATGACCAAAAAAGATGGATTTGACTGGATGATTAAACGATGAAATATCAAATGTATTATCACCACCACCTAAAGTGTTATCAGCCACAGTTTCCATTGGAAGTTCTATTTTTTGTGTTTGTGTGATGACAAAGTCGAGACTTCGACCCACAAGTGATTCTCGTTCTTCTTTATCTAGGTAAATATAGTTGCCGTATACATTAATTCGTTTTTGTGCAGCTGTAAGATTTAGAACTGAATCATTATAATAAGTGTCATCGAAATTGACTTTGATTTCGACTTGATGATGTTGTAAGGCTACAAGGGGTAAAAATGCCTTATGATCACAAAAGAAGAAGTGAAGTGGGAGAAATGCTGGATTGGATTTAGAAACTTTGTTATTCAACTCTTGTGTTTTTGTATAGGTGTCAGCCATATAATTGTGCCATATATCAGAGTAATAATCAAAATGTTGGGAATCTATCTTCTGACCCCCTACATAAAGCTCAATAGTGGAATTGTAAAAAAGATTAGAAGACATGTTTACAGCATCGACACCAACTTTCTCAAACCAAATACCGTTTATTACATCACCTAAAACTGGAATGATAATCGAATTATCTGTATTCGTAATAGATTTAATCAATTTTGGAGCCTGAGAAAAGTTTGTGTGTCTCGTAAACTTCATACGAAAAAAAGAATGACCCTCTTCACTGGTAAGGTATATGTCTTGTACACCTTTAGATACCAATTGTATTAATGCACCAGACATTTAATAGATGTTCAGATTATAAAAACAAACACTTTCCCTGAGGAAAGGCACTCTTAGGTTCTTCCACGTTTTTACCATGAATATTAAAACCACCTTGACGGTACACCTTCACCCGCTTATAATACATAGCAGTGAAGACTGACCATGGGTCATGAACATCATAAATGTGTGGATTGTTCTTCTTCCCCTTTGTTTCTCTCATAATTCGACCAATACTCTGTATGATATTAGACTTGGGGGAAGCTAAAATAACCGTGTCTAGGGTAGGAATATCCAAACCTTCATGGGCTTGACTGAATGTAGCGAAAATAATCTTCTTCTTTGAGGATTCTTGGAGTTGCGCTTCTTTCATACCCCCCATGTATAGACCAGACGTTTTGGGAAAACATTGATGAAGAAATTCACAATGAAGACGGCGGTCACTGAGTACTAGGAGTTGTCGGGTACCTGCTGAGGCTTTTTTAACTAATTCCACCAACATTACGTTTCTGCTCCTGTCCTCGACGAGCTCTGTTATCATGTTGGGCATTGAAATCTTACCATTTCGCATAGATGGGGGTGGGTTTCTATAGTTTGGAGACTCAAAGATGACTGGGAACACTTCAACCTGTTCCTGATTTTTCCGTTCAACTGCAAAAAAGGTGGGACCCATAAACCAATGAAGAACCTTGGTGAGACCATCTTTCCTCTCTGGTGTTGCTGAAAGACCATAAATATGTCGTGGACACATTTTGAAGAGGGACTGACTAAACACTTTAGCACAGATGTGATGGGCTTCATCTACAATGAGAGTCCCAATACTCTCAAAATCTGAGAAACTATATTCCTTGAGGGACAACGACTGAAGCATGGCAATAACAAAATCACAATCAACTTCCTTTTTATTCTGTTGAACAATACCAATCGTGGCGCCTGGGCAAAACTGTTGGATACGTTCTCGCCATTGGTCTGCAAGAAACTGCTTATGCACGACAATCATGGTTCTGTACCCCAACTTACACGCTATGGCCAAGGATACCGTCGTTTTGCCGTACCCACATGGTAAAGAAAGTACACCATGCCCTGCTTTAATTGCTGCTGCGAGTGCTTCATTTTGATGGGTAGAATCCCTGAGTTGTCCCACAAACTTGGTCTTGATTCGGGTTGGTTCAGGGCGTTTGTCTTGCCGAGGCTCTCCAAGCTTATCAGTTCCATAGAATCTTGGAACACAGACTCCATTCTTAGTTGGTCTGAAAACCTTGAAAGGCGGTGGAGGAAATCCAAAGTCGCCATTTACGATAGGTCTTACCGTTAATTCTTTTTTAATTTCTTGGATTGGACCCGTGTCTACCAGATATCCAGTTCTCGTGAGGGTTGTCATCCTACTATACTTATTTAAAGGGTTTAAACTTTAAATAAGTACAATGCCTTCCGTAAACATTGAAGAGAACATTCAACAGCTTCGTGAGAAAATCGAGAAATCCACACAGGATTTGTTCCGTATGCAAGGGATGCTCCAGACATTTGAGGGGTTCAAGCAGGGTGGTCTCAAGACAATTAACCTTCCCAATGACCCTACTGACGATGAGCAAAATACTATTGATAAAAAAAGTGAACTTGAAGATATGATTGAAAATACTATTCGGGAATAATAACATTTAAAAAGAATATACCATAAACTTATATGTCATACGAGACCGATTCGTATATAGATAAGGAACTCGAGAGTGTCCAAGAGAAGCCTGAATAATTTCCAACATTCCAAACCCCTTTAAAGTCCACCACAACTTCAACTTCATCATCCTTTATTAGAGATTGAATGGGACGTCCTTTGACGTTGCACATCACTCTCCTATAACGG